GCCAAACTCTAAATTAAACATTGCCATATTATTTAATCTTTCCATCCATCCACTTACGGATGATTGCCTTTATCCTTGGTTTGTTCCGTATGGATTCAGCAATTCTTTCTCCATACTCGATATAGAAATTCCTCAAATTGTCAGATGCTTTTGTCAGCATCCACTCTCTGAATTGAAGCCACTTTGGATTGTCTTCGCCATAAACTTCGCGAGCAACCCAGCAGAATGGTAATTTTCCGCTAAAACTAAACATATTTCCGAGACCAGAAGCAATGTTTCCAAATGCTTGTGATCCAGTTTCTTGCCTAGAAATCGCACCAACCTGCGCGCCGTAAGTGCTGGCTTGGTAATCAGCCTGCGAGCGATAAAGCTGGTTAAACGCATTGGTAAGCTGAACTGGAATCTGTTGGTCAACCGCTTGGTAGAAGTTGGCAGCCGTAGAAGGCTGTTGGTTAAATCCACCAGGCAATGCTTGATTGGCTTGGATGTACTGTTGCATCGCACCCTGCTGTTGGGCTGTACGTTGGCCTGCAAGATTGTAGATCGAAGGTCCGCCACCAATAAAGCTGGAAGCTGCACCTAGTCTGTTTTGACGCAATGCGTCACGGAACGCTATATCAGCTTTGAGTGCGTCACCACTCGATAAGCCAGATCCAAGGAACTGCTGTGCTGCTCCGTAGCGTGCCAGCTTGCGTTGCTCGCCAGCAGCGCCGATTTGTGCGGCTTCTTGCACCGCTGGTCCAATACCAAAGATGTTACCACGCGCAGTCTGTGCTGCTCTTGCGGCCTGTTCGTATCCACGCCGTTCTTCCGCACTAATTGTCGATCCCAAGCGAAGCTGGTTAAGAGCTTCATCCTCGATGGTCTTGCGAATTTGCTCAGTCTCTGGCGTGGTTGTAGGTCCGATTGGCTGGGTAGCCATTTGGCGATATTGCTGACCAAGCGCAACCGATGTCTTGTAGCTTTCTGGATCAATCTGATAAAGCTGTTGTGAGGCGCGCTCTTCGGGTAACTGTGCGAAGGTGCGGAAGGATGTTATCTCCTTCAACGCCTCTGGGCTATCTTTCGTAATAGGCGTGAAATTCTTTTGCATATCCTGCGCTTGGGTAACTGCGCTGGTTACGCTCCTTAGGTCATCGTTGAGTTGCTTGATCTGTGCTTCAGCACCAACTCTGCGTGCATCACCAGATGGCAATTCGGAAATCAATGTGTTGGCTGCATTAAGACGCTCTTGAATTCCAGCAATCTGAGTATTTCCACGTTCAATCACATTGTTTAGGCGTGATTGCTTTGAATTATTGTAATCGTCAATAATCTGTTGATCGGATACTTGGAAGTTTAACATCGTGCCAAGATCGGACGATCCGTAGTTGCGTTCAGCGGAAAGTTGTGCCAAGGCTTGGTTGAATTGCGGACCAGCAGCTCCATTTGTTTGTGTACCAGTTCCGCCAATAACAGATTGTATTTGTTGTGCTAATGTATTATATCTTGCTTCTTGCTGGGCATTTTTTTCGTTGGCATTTTTTTCTTCAAGCTGAAGAAATCTTGAATTTAATTCTGCATCACTAATTGCCTTTGGAAGATTATATGAAGTTTGTCCACCAAAACTTCCAATCGCATATTTTCCAGGATCTAATCCCATTTCTCTAATCAATCTGGCTGAATTTGCCGATACTCCAGCATTAAGTTCTGGCTGCCTATGAACAGTCTCTGTTCCTCCAAGTCCATAGAAATATGCAGCATTATTTCTTCCTGGCCCAGCCTGCCCAGGCAAAGCAGCTATTGTTCCGTTTGCTTCTTCTATTCTTTTATTTAATTCTTCGGATGTCATTATTTATTAACTTCTAAACTTGGATTGCTAATATTTGTTCCAATCGTACCATAGAAGTCCATTGGTCCTGGCTGGCGGTTCATTGCCACATTCTGCTCAACCGATCCGTATGGGCTAGTTCCATAAAGACGTTCGAACTGGCGGGTCATTTGATCGCCCAATCCACGGTTCAAGGCATACGCTTGTGGGCTAGTCTCATACTGCCTACGTAGGGATTCTAGCGTGCGTTGTGGGCCGTACTGACGTTCTAACTGCATTCCAGACTGCACGCCTTGCAATTGGTCTAAAGCCGATAGCTGGCGTTCCAGCGAGCGTTGGGTTGGTAGATATTGAATGCGAAGCTTGTTTTCAAGGGCTGCCATTTCTGGAGCTTTTTCAATATAGGTATTGATGTTCGTCCTATACGCAGCCGCATTAGCCTGCGCCACCGCATTCGGATCGGGCGGAGGAGGAGGTGCAGGAATAGAAGGTGATCCACCCATGGTGTTAAACCCTTGCCTTTCGCATAAATGTCATATAGTCGTAACTCCTTGGTTTACCAGAACGATTAAAAGTGATCCGCTTGCGGGGACCAAAACGCTCCCAAAGGAGCAACAGCAAGCATCTCAAGGATTTAGCACCTTTTGATGAGATAGTCAAATCAACAAATACATTCTCTCCGTCTTCGCTATGCACATAATGATTAGGCTCTTGCCCATCCTTTATACACCTAGCCAAGGCAACGCCTGCTATGCCGTCATTATCCTTGACCACACCAACCATCCCCTGTTTCTCGAACCATCCAAACCACTCAGCCAGGTTAGGCCACATAGCCTCTGGAACACTGCTTTTCTCAATGTACTCAATAGGCGTCATATTGTTTGCTGGATCTGGATTGTGTCTGGATTGGCTGCTGCCGTGATCTGGCGAATAGCCATCTTGTTTGCTGGCGTTGAAATCTTTATGTTAAGCAAACGCCACTTCTCATATTTGCGTAAATCTGCTGCCAACTTCTTTTTGACTGATGTCGGGAGGATGGCTGGAAGCGTGAATGGAAGAGTTAATACTGAGCTTGAAATGTCAATGTTGGATTGAACATCAATATCGCCAACGTCAATGTCACGCTGGATTGACACATTAGCATCGGATGAAAAAGAGTTGTCAAATACGACCTCGAAATGGCTTCCGTATTTTAGCGAGAATGGATCTCCAAAATTAAAATCTTTCGTGCGGACATAGGATTCGTAGTCAGTTCCAGCGTCTTGATAGTCAGCTGATGTAGTTCCTGCTGGAGACTTGTACCCAGCGTACTTTTCAATAATTCCGTTGCTCTTCTTGAACATTGCCCTAGAACCTTCTTGATTAAAGTTCGTAAGCGTGAACTGCATAACCTGCGGACTCCAAGTTCCCTCGAATGCACTTAACGCCGTATTATAAACCAACAGCGTGTCGTTGTAATCATTCGATCCAGTAGGTATGGCAAGGAAATATCTGTTATCGTAGTAGATCGCAGTAGCCACCCTAATCGAATCCGTATTGATACTCTGAATAACATTCTTTACAACCTCTGAAATAGGTATTCCAACTGAACTAAAGTCATCCGCTACAGACCGAACTAGCGATCTAATTCCGTTATCAGACAAGAACAGAATGTCGCTGCTTACCTGCACTGCAGTGCCAGCAGCAACGCATCCTGTATTGTTTGAAATAATTGATACAATCCAGTCTGCTCCAGATGCAGCATCATTTGGAATATCAACTTGGAATACTCTGCGCTTTTTAAATACAATTAACCTATTTTTATAGTAAGGTACAACTGCCGTAATTTGATCTCCGTCATCGCCATTGACAACGATGCTATTTGTTGAATCCCATACTGAAGGATCAAGAATATCGGATGCATATAGCGTGTTTCGGTTAGATCCAGATCCAACACCAAACAATCTATTTTCTGCGTTGACTAAAAGTCTAAGACCAGCAGGAGGCGGACTGACTGTAGCCGTAGCCGTAGCACCAGATCCATCGCCAATGATTGTCACAGTAGGCGCACCAGAATAACCAGAACCACCACTAACAACAGTAACTCCAGTAACAGCACCGCCAGCAACAGTTGTAATTAACTCTGGCATTGTTCCGCCAAGGCTAGGTCCAGTAATGATTGCAGTTGCGCTTGTGTATCCGCTACCTGCAGTTGTTACTGTGATTGCCCTAACCTTTCCGCCCTGCCTTTCAACGCCAGTTCCATCCCAAAAATGTAAATCGCTATCTGAATCCGATAGGTACATCTTGTCAACAAACTGTGCAAAAGATACTTCAATGTCTTCGGCAACGCTGTATCCGTCACGCCATTGGCTTGTGGCCGCAGTCCAGGTTATATTTGTATTTGCCCATTCAGTATATGGCGTGTGGACTGTTGCGCTTCCGTTTGATTCAATGCTGTAGAATCTTCCTCCAGTAACAGTAACTAATTGTTGATTTGCAGATGTCTCGTAGTAACGCATTCCACCAACGGATGTTACTGCGCTGGTTGCTCCAGTAGCAAAGCTTGTAGTTCCAACGCGAGTCTCAAGATTACCCTTTGGAGAAAGGGTCATATTGTATAACTCTTGTACTTGGTTTTCTGCTAATAGGTCGGATTGCAGACCGCTGGCTTGGCCTCCCGTAAAATTACGGATTCCGTCAAACGACAGAACATCGTCCAAGTTGTCGCTGTAGTAAGGCATTGTGCCTCCTTTAAGCCGAGAACATTTCTTCTATGGTTAGCTCGCCAAGACTCTGTGGTGTGATCTGCTTCACGCCTCCAACCTGGCTCAACTCGTAGTTAGCCATAGCCGCTAGGTCTGAGTTGGCAGTCTGCGTGATAGCCTGCGCCTTGGCATACTGCCGTTCACGCTCAAGTGCATCAGAATGGGTCAAGGCCAGAACCAAGTGATGAACGTGTGGCAAACGAAGCTCGTCATCCAGCGCGGCTTGAGATGGAGGAAAGTCAACAATGATGTTTGTGCGGGTAAGACATTTAAGCTTTTCAACTACTCGCAATGGTGTAGTTCCAGCAGTTTTTAGCCTTGGGTAAAGGTTTAGCTCTGCAACGCCACTGCTGTTCCTACCCGTAAAATGGTAGGTATCTGGATCGCCAGTACGCGCATCGTCAAGCAATCCTGGGTCTTGGCTGATGATTGTAGCTAGGTCAATTGGATCAACTTCTGCATCGTTGTAGGACACTGAAAGAGGAGTTTCGACATTGCTACCAAGCGTGATCAAACGAGTCGTTCCAACCGAATATGTCGAATTTGTGACAGTCTCACGCCAAGGCGCAAAGTCCCATACGCGCCGATAGGCTAGGCTTGCGGCTTTCTGCAAGAAGGTAAGCGTGTCCGAGTCGGTCTTGCCAACCTTCTCACCCGCATATTGGGCGATTTCAGTTAGGGTCATTTATTACTCTTGGTCTGGAGGAAGCGGAGTATTGCCTTCAGACAACCATTTTAGGTAAGCCTGATAATCTGTATTTGATTCATCAAATGGAATACAGGCACTGTCTGAAACCCTTATAATACAATTTATATTTAGACTTGATTTTCTATACATTTTATAACTCCGATTGTGCGGTCCAATGGAATCCCAATGCATTTCCAGCGTTAATTCCAGCAATAGAAACTTGTATAAGACCACCAACAGTATTTGGTGTTATTGCGCTTGCAAAATTTGCAGTTAAATCGGTTGAAGTTGATATATTCCTTATATTGCCACTTGCTCCAGTAGCACTATATAAAGTTGCTGTTGGATTGGATCTTTTAATTGTCTTCCAAGATACATAGTATCCCCATTGAGTTGAATTTGTTCTTTCAGCATATAAACCAACGCATGTGCTTGTATCAGAAGTTCCTACTGCTGTTCCGTTTTGATATGATGTTTCAAAATATCTATGACACAACGCCAACTCAGTTCCAATCGGCCTGCGCTCAAAATCGGTTGCGGTTGAGCCTGCTTCAAGTTGGACATTATCAATTGTCCAAGTTCCGCTGGTTTGCGCTCCGACTGTAAATACAATTTCAATTCCAGTAGTAGCGGCTGAAGGAACTGAGATTTGTGCGCTATAGGTTGCAAGGCTAGATGTAACTGTAAATGTTCCAGTAGCAATCTGTGTGCGTGTTGGACTTGCCAGCGTTCCAAATGCATCAACAGTGCTTGCGTAATAGGCTGTCCAATTTACTGAGGTTAATAAACTATTGGCAAGTTGAACTGATAGTGTTGCGGTTGAGCCAGCAAGGTCTGTTGTATTAGTTGCTTCAAGTCTGGTTCCAAATCCAATTCCAGTAACAGATGCCGCACCAGTAAAACGATAGGAAAACTCGTTTGGCGCAGTTCCAGCTATCCTTGCTCCAGTTACATTTGCACCAGTGCAATATCCGTAGAAACGATCTATCGAGTAAGCCAAGGCAGCAGCAGCAGTAAATGTCTGACTCGCCCCAGCATTCCTCTGATCAATCCGCATATCACCATTGATGATGCGATTTCTGAATCCAGTTAATCCACTTGTAATGGCAGCAGTGCCAGTGCTTGTAACTTGGCCCTTTGCGTTAATAGCAAGAACTGGAACAGATGTTGATCCACCATAAGTACCAAGTGTTGCACCAGTTGTTCCTAGAGTTCCTGTTCCCTGGCTAATCGTAAAGTCTCCAGCAAGGGTTGTGGATAGGTTGGTGATCGTTCCAGTTGTGCTGTTAAGCGTAGCAACTGTTCCAGACGTAAAGATGCCAGCAGTGCCAGTTGTAGTTCCAGCGGTAAGGCTGGTAATAATTCCAGACGTAAAGATGCCAGCAGTGCCAGTTGTAGTTCCAGCGGTAAGGCTGGTAATAATTCCAGTAGAAATAGTAGCTGTTGAAATAGTTGCAGTCGTGCTGACCGTTCTGTTTCCAGTTGCAGTGCCATAGGTCAAATCGCCAGTAAGGTTAAAGTTTGTAAAAGTCCCAGCAGTAAGTCCGTCATCAAAAAGATTTTGAACTGTTACCTTCCGTGGTGCTAGGGAGGCGTCAACGCTGTCTGGTGCAATGAGTAAAAGATCAGCCGTACCAATCGTTGTAATCTCCTGCTGATTCTTGATGATCGCAGAGTTGACAAGAGCAGTGTCAATTAGGTTATGCAGGCCAGTTGCAGTAACCGTACCATTGGTGGAGAAGGTCTGCTGACGATTGATTATGTTTGCCATATTAAGCTGTTGTCCTTAGTGCAAGTGCTGAAATTGTTCCAGATGTTATGGTTGAAATTGTTGTGGTTGGATTAAATATTGTGTACCGACAAACATCGCTTGCAGCCACAGAGAATGATGACGCTGGATATGAACCAGTAAATGCTATGTTTGTTTGTCCAATAACCGTATCTCCGAGAACTACTCCAGACATTGCGAATGTTCCAGTTGATGCTGAAGATGCAGATGTCATTGTTCCAAGAGTTACTGCTCCAAGTGATGCTGTTCCAAAACTAGCTTGAGTGATGCTAGGACCAGCCGAACCAATGCGAAGTGTTCCAGTAGTTGTTCTTGAGGTTACGGCAAGCGTACCAATTGTGGATGTACCTACAATCTCAGTTCCAATCGTAGCTGTGCCTGTAGAGGCAGTAATTGTTGACCCAAAGGTTACTGGTCCTAAAAGACTGCTGTTGCTGGAAACTGTAAACGACCCTGTGCTTTGCACGCCAGAGGTGGACAGGGACAATGCAGAAGACGTATTATCACCATCAGTAATGACCTGTAACGCCCCATCAAGCCCACCAGTGCTGAAGGTCTTGATTAACTGTGCGTAGCTACTGCTAATGGTCTGTGTTCCAAGTGTGGGCATTTAGTCTCCTAGTTAGAAAGGCGGTTTTTGAGGACATCCCAGGCCATTGAGCAAGCAAGCCCTATTAGCCCAGCTACAGCCAGAACCTTGGTCCGAAGGTGTTCCAGCGCACCTAATCTATTAGCAACATCCCCGTGGAAAGCAAGTGACCTTTCTACCATAGCGTAAAGTTGAAGTTGACGCTCTTCCATTCTGGCAAGCCTAACCTCCATGTTCCACACCTGGTCTTCGCTCATAACTCAAAATGGCTTTTCACCAGAAGCTCTGGCCGCATCACCCATAGTAGGTGAATTTGTGTATTTGGATGTATATTCTTGCATATCTTTATCTTGTGAACATGAAGATAGCACAAAACAAAGCAAAAGTAGGTTAATAAATTGCATATTTAGTGTTTAGATACGCCTCTACTTGCTGGCGTTCTTGGGTTGTCAAGACTCGGTTGTAAACGACTATTTCTGCTATGTTTGAAGATTCTGCTCCTCCACCAATAAGCATATTAACTGTTCCAGTATTATTTGTAACACCACCAGTTCCATTAGATATTCCATTTAAATATAAAGTTGCTATAAGAGATTCGTTAAATGTTGTTTCAAGTATATAATTTGTATTATTATCTACATTGGTTAATGAGCTTACCACATCTATTTCATCTGTTGTTACGGCAAAAGCATTTGTGTTGTTGTATCCTCTGGAAAATACAAAACTACCATCTACTCCTTCTTGGTATAGTAATTGTGCAGTATTTCCAGAACTAGAAGATGCGAATCTAGCTACAACGAAAATTGTTCCAACAAATTGAAGATTATTCCATATTGCTGAATTAGTTAACATATCCACATATGAGTCAAAACTAAGAAATGATTTTCCTCCAAGCAAATTATAAACAGCAAATCCATTGTTATTAACTGCGTTTCTTCCATTTCCACTCTGATCTTGCCATTCAAGTACATTGTTTGTATCTACGGTTGATAGAGTAACGCTTCCGCTTATTGATCCAGTTGGAACGATTACGCTTGTGCTTGTTGGCGAGCCAACTGATCTGGCAGATGTCCCAACTGAGCCAGTTGGGGCTGGAGAGTCTCCAGAATTTACATTCCAGTTTATTAGATTGCCATCATTGTCGTATAGGTTTTCTTGTGCGCTATTTGTAACAAACCAATCTGAAGAAAGAAAAACTATACTTCTACCTCCAGAGGCAGTAAACGGAACAGTTCTAAGGTCAAGATTCGTGTCTGACCTTGTATAAGTTCCATTAGCTGAAGTAGTGCCAGCACCAGTAAGAGTTACAGAGCTATCATACGAAGTAGCCGTCCAAGAGCCAGAATAGTCGTTTGGAGGTGTGGCAATTAAGTACTCAGCTACATTATCTCTTAACCCATCTCCATCAATAAAGAATCCACCACCAACCCTATCCCATATTCCTGAGTTTGGTGAGGTTGCGTTATATGTTCCATTTGCTCCAGAATATATTCCAGTAAATCCAGTTATTGTTATTGTTGAAATGTATTGTTCAAGTGGAGTCCAATCTGTTCCATCGGATGACTGAAATCCACCACTTCCAGAACCAGATAAAAATAATTCATATCGAACCTCTGAGGAATTCCAATTCATTTGCCTTCCAGATGGTGCGGAGAAACTATAACTATCTACAACTCCATCTGTATAACCAGGAGTTCCGATTGCTGTATATGTTCCGCTAAAACTAGGAGTGCTTGTGCCAGAAATTACAATCTGAGAGGCATAGTTGTAAGAGAATTTGGTTACGCCTGCATCAGCCTTGAGCCATAAGGATAATCCAGACCTTGGGATTGGGGATTTGCCACCAACCTTTCGAGAGTTCTGAATCCCAAGTCCTAAAGATAATCTTGGCATAAAATCAAAATGTAATCACTAGCCAAGGACTTGAACGCTTGGCTTTATGATTACTTAAATCATTAACCAGCTATGTAGCCAATCACCGTTCCAGTTCCAGCCGTATAGCTGTTGAACTCGCCATAGATGATATTGCCAGATCCGATTGTAATTCCAGTAAGAGTTCCGTCATACCTGCCGCTGATTGTGCTAAACGTGGTGTCTGTGAGCATTTGGATCGCCCAATAACCAGGTGTTGCCGTACCAGTGCTTCCTACTGAAAATCCGTATTGGCCTTGGAATTTATCTAATGCTCTTGACATTTTATTGCTCCTTAATCTTTTCGATTATAGATTGCCATCGCACCGCCAGTTAAAGCAACCTGGTCGATGTCACCGTAAACGGTAACACCAGCAGCATAAGTTGCTGCGGTTGTAGCACCACTGATAACAAGGGTAGCTGTGGAAAGCGTAAGAGCAGTTACCGCATCGTAGCTTCCAGTATTAGTGGAAGCTGACGATGCAATAATTGTCCCAGCATTACCAAGCGTAAGGCGGGATAATAACCGCATACAATTAGGTGTGTAGTGCGATTCTGTAAGACGTTCCGTTGAGCGTTACGTTCAAGGACGCAGGTGAAGTAGCAACAGTATTAACTGTACCACCGCTGGAGCTTGCCGTAAACTCAATGACGTTTGTTTGACCTTGGGTATCAAAGCGAATAGCTTTTCCCTTGGCCTTTCGCTGGCTTCGTACAAATTCATTTGCCATATTTTTTTCTCCTTAAAGTAGCACGTTTGATACTATCTGGCGTGAACTTACTTTTGAATCTACTGCCAAGCTTTTGTTCCTGGCGATAGTACCCCTTCAATAGATTTGTTTGATTGACTCCCAGCGGGTTGTCGAGGGGTTCGCCAACCCCCACTAGGCTCAATCTTTTCGGAACGGTGAATCGTTTAAGGTAACGAGGGACAGAATCCCTTTCGGCCACAGCCTTTTCGAGTTCGATAACATTCCCATTTCTGGTGTCCTCGTACTCGTAAATAGGCATTAGCTATAGTTTTCCTTATCCGACTCCTCGGCCATCTTCATCATCTTTTCCTCTTCGGACATTGAATTTTCACCCTCGGACATATCTTCCGATTTGTCCTTGGATTCATTCTCGGTCATAGCGTGTTCCACATTAACGTGGGCAATGCCATTCTCGATCATGTAAATAGTTCCAGAGAGTTCTACAGAATCACCTACTTCTGGTGCGACATTCTCAGTTCCATCGTTCATTTCGAACTTGGAAATAGGAAGCATCACCATTCCAGCTTTCATCATTTTGTGCATAGGTTTTCCAGGTGAGGAAGAGGCTGGGGAGGTTTTATCCTCCCCAGCTTTCCGAGGACTCATAGCGATTACTAGAGTTCCCATTTTAACTATTAGCTATAGTTGGACTTCGCAACGATGACTCGGAAGAACCGAGGATCAAGTTGTTTGGCCGCATAGAACGTCTTGAAGGACGCTACGATGCGCTGTCCATAAGGATCGCTCTTGTCGGGAGCATCGAGAATCGACACCTTCGGAGCGAAGGGCGAGCCAGAGGCTGCCAACGAGGACAAGCTAGGAACACCAAACGCGCCACCACCGAGGAGGACGTTTGCGTAACCAGTGTTAACACCAGTTGTTCCAACGCTG